ATCAACATTTTCTGTTGTCTTACGTTTATCTGTACCCCAATAGACAAAATCTATGTCTCGTGTTTCATCTAGTTTTGCCGGATAGTTTTCTGTAATAAAATGATACTTCATGCCATGTAGTCCACCAGGTATATCCATTTCGTCTAATGTACTAAACTTGCCAATGGGTTGGTCTTTAAATGTTTTGTTACGATACAGTTCTTCATTATCTGCTCTATCACTACGCCATATCATTACATGTTTATTTGATAGGTGTTCACCTATTTGTTTGACCATTTCATCACTTCTTGCTTTGTGCCTTGGGTCAACAAAGTTTTTAATGTGTTGTGTAAATTCATTCTCACTTGGTATAATAATAACGTCACTATCTGGTATATCATCTAACTTTTTTCTGTTTGCATGACCCCATCCAAAGTTATAAACACCATAAGTGTGTTGTGTATTTTCTTCCATGTATCGTCTGTATAGGTCATAGAAACTATCCATAATATCGTGTAGTGGTTCTTTATAATTTGTACCACTTCGTAATCTGGCAATTGTTATCTTCATAATAAAAAATTTATCCTTTCTTCAATAAAGTTATCATACTGTTTGTCATCTTGTATTCTGGAAACAGGAAACTTACCTTCTGGTGATATATCACTCATAAACAATAACATAGTTAATCTTTCTTCATTCTCTGATATGCCATTTAAACAATGATGTTCTTTTGTATCATAGGTAATCATTCTATTATACACGTTAGATATTCTCATTGTTTCTGTATATTTGTCATTGTGTTCTTTCAGTTCTTTCTTATAATCATTTATATCCACATTGTCGCCTCGATAATACAAATGTTTATAATAATGTCTTTCGTACTTGTGGTGGTCTTCTATTGAGTGAAGTGAGGTGCCTGTGTTTATATCATTTACACCAGGATTCAAATAACATAGTCCTGCTAATTCAAAGTCTTGGTCAATATGAATCCAACCTTTATTCAGTTCTTTATCACCTGTATCTTTTATTTTGTGAAAGTAAAGACTAGCATTTTCCCATGTAACGTTTGAATAAGCAAAGTCTGTATAGATAGACATAATCTTTAACATAATACTCATAAACAATTCATAGTCTATTGTATGTAACTGTTCGCTTCGCTGACCAGGCCATCTACCTTTATCATCAGGTGTATAGTTTAAACTCAATGCCAGTTTTCTTATCAAATCTGGATTACGGAAGAAATTATCTACAACTACTGGAAAATATTTCACTCAACAATCCTTGTAAAGTTTTTGTACTTCTCAAACCTCATTATGTTTTTAAACTTATCTGCCATCAGGTCTGTCTTATGTGATATGATAAACACATTCTCACCTTCTAGTGTATTCAGTATCTTTAGAAAGTCATCTGTACCTTGACCATCTAAACTACTGTCAAATATTTCATCTAACATTAATAGATTGGTAGATATACTGTTCTTCATCTTAGCAATGGCACGCCATGTAAACAATAGTGCCAGATTTATTCTCATCTTTTCACCTTCACTAAAACTACTATAACTAAAGTCATCACGGAATCTACTTCTTATAATCTCTCTAAACTCATCATCTAATTTAAAATTAACAAAGAAGTCCATAGACGCCAAATATTTGTTTATCAACTGGTTCATTATAGGCAGATATTGTTTGATAACTTTTGTTTTGATACCTGTATCTGCCAACATTACTCTGGCAGCCTGTAGATAATCTAGTTCTTCTTTTTTTCGTAACTGTTCACTCTCGTGGTGTGCCATCATTTCTTGTAAGGACTCTAGTTTACCTTTTGCATTACCTGTTTCTTCACTTTGTTGCATAAGAGTATTTACTTGACTTTCTAATTTACGATTAATGTTTTGTAGTTCGTTACTAGATTGTTCAAACTTCGCAATATCTATTTCTGTTACTTTCATATTCTCATAGACACTTGCAATGGCTTGTAGTCTTCGTTGTTTACTAGATATTTCTTTGGCAACATCTTCTAATGCCTGATTAAACTTTAACATCTGGTTGTTTTCTTTAGATATCTTTTCTGATTTAAACTGTGGGTCTATAGTCTGTTGACATGTAGGACAATTATCATGTGCTTCATAAAACTTTTTATGTTTAGTACACTCATTGACTTTTGTTTCAAACTGTGTTTCAAAGGCATTTAATCTCTTTACTTGTTCTCGTACCTTATTCTCATCTAGTATCTTTTCTTTTTCTTTGTTTAATACTTTTTCTAACTCTGCTTTATGGTCATTGTATTTGTTTAATGCGTCTTTGTTTTCTTGTATCTTCTTATTGTAATCATCTATTGTAGATTGTGTTTGCTTACCTGTTTGTTCAATATATCTTTCCTGTGTCTCTACTTTGTTTTTGGTAATATCAATCTCTCTATCAATATCTCGTAACTGGTCTTGTATTTCTTTTATTTGTATCTTTACTAACATATTCATTACAGAAAATATCTTTATATCAAGTATATCTTCCACAACTTCTCGTCTATGTGGTGATTTTAATTCCATAAAAGGTACAAATGCACTACTGCCTAGTATAACAACCTGTGTAAAACTACGGTAATTAAATTTCAATATTTGTTGTTCTAAGTATTTTTGTTGGTCAGCAATAGAGGCATCCTGATTGACAAGTTCACCATTCAGGTGTATTTCAAACACATTAGGTTTAATGCCACGTTTAATTCTGTACTTATTATTAGAGATACTAAACTCTATTTCTATTTCTGTGCCACCTAGATTAACACTATTGACCATTTGTTCTTTCTTAATATCTCTAAAAGGTTTATTAAAAAGACCAAAACACAAGGCGTCAAGTATTGTTGATTTACCTGCACCATTGTGACCTACAATAAGTGTATCTTGGTGTTCGTTTAGTTTTACTTCTATACCGGTATTGCCAGTGGAAAGAAAGTTCTTCCACCTTATCGTTTCAAATATTATCATTAATTGTTTATTCTTTGTTCTCCATAAAAGTAATCATTATATGGACTATGTTTTTCTTGGAAACTACCATTCCCACTTATAGATATTCTCACACCCTCACTCTTAAATTGTGGTACAGAATGCCTTAATTGTGCCGGAAATATAAAGAAGTCACCTACTTTATTGGCAAAGTTTTGATTGATGACAGCATAGTTTTCAATTGACATACCAACACCCTCACCATAAGAGAAGGTAATTGTACCTGGTGCAGGACCTCGTGTATCGTGGTTATCTCTTTCTTCTTCTAGTCCTGGTGGATTCTGTAAATAAATAACCCAACTAAAATCACCTGCATGTATATGCTCTGGTTGATAATCACCTGGATGTTGATAATTAATCCATACGTTATCTATAATATATCCTCTTTTTTCTAATTCTGAATCAGCATGCCAACTGGCACGTTGTTTCACATAATGTTCAAAGTTTAATCTCATGTGTTTACAAAACCATCTTTGGTCTTCTTCACTAAACTTCCACTCACCTTTTAAATCACCTGCTAAGTTCTTTTTCATATCAACCATATCCTGTGATTTCTCACCTATGGCTAATAAGTCTTTAATAAATTTAGGGTCAACTCTACCATGATGTAAATAAGGACCAAAAAAGTATGTATTGTTATAATACAAGTGGTCTGGGTAATCATTACTCATAATCAAATGCCTCCGTGTATAAACTTTTCATCAAGTTTTTTAATCTACCTTTATCTAAGGTAGTATCTGTTTGTTCTATATAGGTGTCCAGTAAAGTAGGGGTATCTTCACTTTGTTCCACTATATCGTCTGCCACACTCGTAGCGTCTAAGTCTGAATAGTCTTCTATTATCTTTAAGTCATAAGGTTTGGCGTTTTGATATATGTTATCAACAAACTTATCAAACATAAAGTAATCTGTTTTCTTTTCTACAATGAGTTTAATATATTTATGGTTGCATGTATCATAATCAAAATTTGCATAGTCTGTTGTTTCATCATTGTAATATATTTTAGAATGAATAGTCAAAGGGTTACGAATGGCTTCTATTTCTCTTGTTTCTGTGTCCAGTACATGAAAGTTTTTAGGACAATTATAATCTGACCAAGTCATTTCATATTGACTACCCAAATAGTATATATGGCCGTTGTCACTCTTTTTGTGAAAGTGACCAGATAATACTTTTTCATATCTACTGAATAATGATTGTTCTAAACCTGTATCACTCACATGACCATTGTGCATTTCAAAACCTTTGATTTCTAAATGACCTAGTACCATGTCAGCACTTTCTTGTTCTAACATCATCTTTGTTTTATCATAGTTCTCAGGTGTTACCCAAGGTATCATTAACATGTTCATATCATCTATTGTCACCTTTGTTGGTTGACTATACACATGGTATTGACTTAACAATTCTTGTGGTGCATTGACATTGTTTGTGTTCTTATAATAGGTGTCATGGTTACCTACAATGATATGTACATTATAGGCGTTTAATCTTTTGACTATTCTTTCATTGAAATCTTGTAGTGTTTTAAAATTCACATACTTACGTCTATCTAACACGTCACCTAAATGTATGATTGTATCTATATTGTTTTGTTCTATATAAGGAAAAAACTGTTCTTCCCAAAACTTGTAGATATACTCATGGTAATTAGGATTATCATTTCTACAACCTAAATGGGTGTCGTTAATCAAGGCAATTTTACCCATGTATATTCTCCTTTAAAAATTTATATAATGTAAGTTCTTTTTTGGCATTATTTTTCCATCTATTCTTATTTGTATCAAATGTTGCCACATATTTTTCATCTATTATATCTGTGTCTAGTTCATATTGTTTTGTTAATATATCTGTCATAGAGATAGGATCATAATTCATACCTGTGGCAATATAATGCATACCACCATCTATTGTAAAATAATGGTCAATGTGTTTTACTTTCATTACTTTTTGCACTAGTTCTAACTCCGCAATACTTCTTTCTCTTACATCACGCCAATATTGTGTATCGTCTCTATGTGATAAAGAATAATGCATCGCCACAAAGGCAACAAAGTTATCAAATATATCATTACATTCTAAATTGTGTGTATCTTTATCAAACTGTGATACTTTGCCTCGTTCTAAATTCTTTACAAGTTTTAATAAAAATACATGTGTTTGAAGGAGACCTGTACTTTCTAAAGGTTCAATAAAACCTGCAGCCAGTCCTATAGAGCATACATTCTTTTTCCACATATGTTTATGTCTACCTACTCTCATACCTGTTTTTTTATAATTTACATTCTTTGGTTTTCCCAAATAGTTATGAAAGTCTTCTAACGCTTGGTCATCATCAATATACTTACTTGAATAAACATAACCAGTACCAATCTTTTGCCATTGAGGTATATTCCATACCCAACCGTTTTCTATAGCGGTACAATTTGTATATGGTTCTAATTGTTTTTCTTTATCTGTATATTCTAATTTTGTTGACCATGCACTATCATTTGGTAAAATATGGTTCATGTGAATAAACTTACTATTTACTTCTTTCATTAACAAAGATTTAAAGCCTGTGCAATCTAAGTATAGGTCGGCAGTATGTTTATCGTTCAATGATATAATACCATGTTCATTTGTTTCTACGGTGTTTATATGTTCTTTTATATGTTTTACACCTCTTGGTAAACAATAATTCTCTTTTAGATATTTTGCAAAGAGTAAAGCGTCAAAATGATAAGCAGCGTCTTTGTGATAATCAAAACCATCAAAAGATTTTGCCATTTTGTTTGTATTCGCTAAGGCAATTTGTGGTGCCATACATTCAGCATAGTCAGATGTTTTACAATTCTGTAAATGTTTCTTTAAATACCATTTGTTTCGTGTATCATTAGAAATATAAGGTTCATAAGGTAAACCAAATGGGTAATGAAATTCTTCACCTTTTTTATAAAAGTCTGTAAACTTAATACTTAATTTATAGGAAGCACCTACATGAGGCATCCAGTCCTTATCTTCTAGTTCTAAGAAAGATAACCAATCATTAATACTACCAATGGTACTTTCACCTACACCTACGGTGGGTGTATTAGGACTTTCTATTACGGTGATGTCTTTGTGAGGAAAGGCTTTGATAAGTGTTGCCGCTGACATCCAGCCTGCACTACCACCTCCTACAATTATAATCTTTTCTGTCATTGCATAAAGTATTCTAATTTCTTAGGTTCTTTCTTTCTTACCTTTTTCTCTTTTGGTTTCTCTGGTTCTGTCTCAATCATGTTCTTCTTTAGAAAGTCCGCATATTGATTTTGATAATCACCATCATCACCGGCCTGTAAAACTAATTCATCTAGTCCTGATTTAAGAATAAGTTTCTGTTTGATTGTTGTTTGTTTCTTTTCTTTTTGTATTCTACGAATAAAAGCGTAGTATATAATTTGTGTAAAGTAAGCAAAAGGATTGTTACTTTTTTCTGGATCAAAGTTTGATACATACTGTAGGCAATTCTCTATACCATCAGATATCATATCTTCTTTGTATGTGTAGTTAATGAAGTTTGGTCTGTAAGATAGATGATTGGCAATCTTTAAAAAACATTCACCTATGTAATCACTTATAGGTGGTTGCCTTCTTCCTCTTTTCTCTGCAGCTAAACACTTCTTTTTAAATTCTTTCATTGCAACTAAAAACTCCTTATTGGAAACATAATGTTCCTTTTTCTTAGGTGTTTTTAGTTTTACTGTTTCAGTCATAATAAATTTCCTTTATTAAATTATATGTATTATAACACATTTTTGATAAAAAGTAAAGCTTTAATAAGTTAATTAAAAAAAGGCTTGACTTTATTGGTGGGTTAGTATATAATGGGCGGTGTCCCTCCTTCAGATACAGGTATATCTTAGTGTACCGTCTTCTTACCTTTAAGATGTTCAATGACATCAAAGTAGTCTTCATCACCAAGTTTATCAAGTAATCTGTTAAACTCGTCCTCACTAGGCATGGGTTTTAGTTTTTCCTGTGCAGGAATCTTTATATGCCCTAAACGTATATTATTATAGTAATCTTTGATTTCTGCGTTAGGCATGGCGATAGTCATTATATTATTCTTATGTATAGAAAAGATTTTATCACTGGATTGCCACACCCAAGGTTTCATTGACATTCTTTCTTCCATATAGTATTGTGTAGGATCCATATCAAAATTATGTAATTCTATTTTATAAGGGTCAGATAAGCGAATAAAATCACTACCTTCCTGTACATACATGATACAGATAACCTGTTCACCTGTTGATAATTTTAACATTCTAGGTGTAGGTATTGTAACTGTCTTTGTTTTTATTTCTTTTCTATCTGTCATATAAGGTCCACATTAAATATTTCATAGTCAAACTCTTGCTCACTATAGATATTTATCCTTTCTAGGAAATGGTTCATAGTAAAGTTCTTATAACTCTTATAGGTAAAATCATCAGATATATCATACAACGTAGCAACGTCTTTATTACCACCAAGACGAAGACCCCTACCAATAGACTGGAGATTGCGAATTTTAGATTTAGAAGGACTAGCAAAAACAATGTTATGTAAATTGCGGATGTTAATACCGGTACTGAACGTACCGTAGCTTGCAACGATAATAGCATTGGTCTCATTTTCTGTTATACTCCTGACTGTTTCTCTATCTTTTGTATCTGTACCACCATAAACAAAAAAGAGTTTTCGTGTTTGTGGGTCAATAGTATCACCAATCATTTGATGTAATATCTTACCATGTTTTTCTACATACTGAAATAATACCAAAGTATTACCAGTTTGTTTTCGTACTAAGTTACGAATAAACTTGTTTCTCTTTTCATGTGAAACTATAAAATCCATTTCTTCCTGGTACTTTAGACCTTTGACTTGAATACAATCCTCTTTAGGATACTTCAACACAATACATTGTATTTTTAGGTCAGCAAGTTGTTTCCTGTCTATCAGCTCTCGTGTTGTCGTAACATGATGTACGGTGCCAAATAGACCTTCAAGTACAAGCTTGTGTGTCTTACTATCATCTAAAGTACCAGTGGTACCTATTCTATATTTAGCGTTTATTAAAGCACCTAATATTTTCTGTAACTCTTTAGACTTAAATAAATGTGCTTCATCACCTATGACACAACCAAATTGGTCAAAGTATTTCTTATCAAAGGTCGCCAGTGATTGCCATGTAGAAACAACAATAGGTTTGCTATCATCAATCTCATAACCATAATACTTTCGTTGTACATACTTCTCAGCGTCCCAACCATAATCAATAAAGTCTTTGTACATTTGTTCTACCAAAGATGTGGTAGGCACAATCAATAAACACCTGTGACCTAAAACTTTCATCATTCTTATAATACAATAAATGATTAATGACTTACCTGAGGCAGTAGGTGACAAGAGTATTGTCTTTTTATTGTTCAATGCATGGGTCACCGCATTTAATTGATAATCTCTTATCTCTATGTCTTTCAATGATAATTTGTCAATAAACTTGGAAACATCATTGGTAGGAACGCCATCACCAATGGTTAAGGACTCGTCTAGTATGATTGTATGGCTGTTTTCCTTGCAAAAATGCTGTATGTAAGGTAACAGTCCAGCATAAATTTTTCCTGTCGCCTTTGAAAAAAGACGTACTTTGCCGTCCCATCTTTTGGCTCGTACTGATGGCATAAAACTGGCACCTGGTACAGGAAACGTAAAGAAGTCAGATAGAGACTGTAAGAGTCCTAAATCTTCACTTGTACACTTAATGTACGCTTCGTTAAATTTCGTTACGGCTAATTCGCTCATTAAGTTCTTCGTAAGAGATATTTTCCCAGTTCTTTTTGTCTGCTAATTCTTCTATAGGATCACCAACATGGACAAATTTGTGGTCTTTGTCATAGTGATTAAGTAATCTCTTTGTGTGCATTATCCAGTTATCTGGTACTATTGCTTTTGCATTTGTACCTACATAACCTTTTGTACCCTTGTACATATTGTTTACTGTTTTGTCTTTAGAGTGATAATCATAACCTAGTAGATAAATGAGTTTATCTTTATCTGCTGCCATCTGTGCAATTAATATACCTGCATTTGTTTTCTCCACCGCATACTTACCTAAACCCATTACTTTATCTTTTTTCTTTGTCCATGTAATGAGATAACCTTCTTGGTCTTCGCTGAGATATAACTTAAAATCATCTTCGTTCCAGTCTTTTCGTTCTTCTCTCATTTTTTTCATTAAGTCTCTATTGTTTGCCCAACAAACAAAAAATCTTTTCTTCTCGCCACGCCATGCCCACTCATCAGTATATTCATATGGGTCTATGTTTTGACCAATAAATTTTGCCGCGGTTTCAGGATGAAATAGTTTTTCATACATGGAATGTGGATTCTTTTGCCATGTTTTTAAATAAACAGGATGGTCAAAGGCATAACCACTACGATATATTTCGTGGCATATGTTATAGTCCATTGCCAGTAATATGTCAGGTGTAAAATCTCTATACAGTCCGTTACAACCATATATCTTACCGTATGGTCGTAGTGTTTCTAAATCAAAGTTCTTTCTGCTTTCGCCGTTACCTATACAAAATATCATTACATACTTCCTTCCGTAAATCTTTTCCAGTCAATGGCGTTCTTTATTTGAAAACCTCTGTTGTTGACTTGTTTCAATGTGTTCTCTAAATAATGGCATACAATTTTTAAATAAGAAACTTTTTGTTGTTGTTTAACAATTTCTTCGTCTGCTTCTATAAAAGTGCCTACGTCTTGTCGTAATACTTTAAGTTCAAAGTTTTTCTCTTTATATTCCTCTGGGTCTGCTTTACCTGTATAGAATACCCACTTTCTTTTATACAAAGAAGAATATTCACTCTGTGCTTTTGTCAGCATGAGACTATAGGTAGAGTAATGTTTGAGGTACTTGGCGTGTATGATTGGTGTATTTAAACTTTCTATGTCAAGTTCAGTATCGTCAATCTTCAAATCTTTTTCAGCAGCCTGCTGTAGTTCGTCTAAGTTCATAATTTAATCCTAATAATATATATACGTCTTAAAAAGGCGTAGTGAAACTGTGATACTTGTAACCAAAGGTTACTGTCGCTTGTAAGTATTCTGTATCAGTTGCACCTTGATTGTAGTCTAAAGCACTTAATGATTTAGGGTAACAATCTACAAAACTTACCTCTACTTTAGGTACGTTTCTGTTTGACAAATGTATAAGTTTAGCGTCTGAATATACTGCACCATCAGGTGTGCTACCTTTTGTTGCATGTAATTGAGATAAAGGAAATCTATCTTTTCCTTCTGTTAATATATCTCTAAACTTGTTATCACTATCTACTTGACCTAGACCTACCATCCAGTCATGTACTTTTCTATAATTAATGAGTTCATCATCTACAATAAATGTAACTGTTAAATCATCAAAGCTTATATCATTACCTGCAATCTTTAATTGNTGTAGTCTTGTAGGTTGGGTCATTTCTGTTAATGTAATACCAGGCACGTTTGCCGCTGTGGTATTGTACTCTACAGTAGGTAANTTGATTATCTGAAACTTAAATTTCGTAGGGTCAGCGTAATCTAAAGTAGTAGGTTGTTTTTCTGATAAACTTAAATCTGTCATACTACTATTTATAAGGCGCCGTGAAGGCGCCTTTTGTTAATTATTGTGGTAGTTGTCCGTCTATACCTTTTACGTACCAGTTCATGCCTAGTAACATACCGTCAGGTGCAACTTCACCTTCTGGTACCATTAGTTCGCCTGCCTGATTGTAAATAGGTCCTTCAAAGGAATGCATTTTACCTTCACTCAAAGCATTCTCTATGGCAATCGCCTCATACTTTGTATTTGGATGCATATTGGTGTATTTTGCCATTTGTACCATGCCACTATCTAAACCTTTCCATGTATCAGTAGATTCCCATGTACCATCTGCTAATGCTTTCGCTCTTGCAACATAGTAGGGTCCCCACTCATCAATGATTGCGGTTAGATGTGCCTCTGGACAAAACTTATATTGGTCACTTGCTTGACCAAATGCTTTCACACCCATCTCCTGTGCCACTCTACATGGTGCATATGTATCAGTATGTTGTACTATAATATCTGCACCTTGATTGATTAAAGTTTTTGCACTATCACCCTCTTTTGCCGGGTCGTACCAAGTGTATGCCCATATAATCTTAATTTGAATATCTGGATTTACCTTTTGTGCAGCCAACATGAAAGCGTTAATACCTCTTACAACTTCAGGTATTGGAAAACTGGCAATATAACCTATAATGCCTGTCTTACTTTCTTTAGCGGCAATATGTCCACTAATAGTTCTACCTTCATAGAACCTTGATGAATATGTTGAAACATTGTCTAGTCTTTTGTAACCAGTTGCATGTTCAAACTTTATATCTGGGTATTGTTCTGCCACTTCTAAAGTTTGATCCATGTAATTGAAAGATGTTGTAAAGATTAAATCGTGTCCAGAAGCTGCTAATTTTTGTATTGCTCTAGTAGCATCAGCGTTTTCTGGTACGTTTTCAATGTATGTGGTTTCAAAACCTAATTCAATTTCAATGTCTTGTCTACCTTGGTCGTGCATATAAGTCCAGCCGTGGTCGCCTGGAGGACCAATGTAGATGAAACCAATTTTAGGGTCTTTTGCTTGTGTAGTTGTAGATAATAAAATCATGCCTGATACTACAATCAGGAATGAAGTCAGTTTTTTAAACATATATTCTCCATATCTCTAGCCTCACCTGCTAGTTGTTTAAGTTGATGACTATACTATGTATAAGAACAGGAGACCAAAAAAAAGGGCGCCTGAGCGCCCTTTGATTTCATTGGAGGAAATGAATCCTACATTAAGTTTGTAACTTTTACCATTCTGTAGTAAATGTTTGATTGGTCACTTCCAGTGTCAGTAGTTTGAGCACTTGATTCCGCAAATGGGTTTCTAATTAGACCATATCTAGTTTTGAAACCAATTTTTGGTTGGAATGTGTTCTCACCAACCGCTCTCACCATTTGTAGTGGAACGTATGGGCAATAGAACATACCAGCGTCATAAGGTGATGATCCTTTGTAACCCACAACGTAGTATTGAGCCGCAGTATTGTTTGACGCATAAGGGTCAATATATACTTTGTATCTACCGTTAAGAGTACCAGCAAAAGTATTACCAGTATCGTCAACGTTTAGTGAGTTGTTAAGAGCAGGTGTGTAATCTAATACACCAGCCATTTGTAAAGCAGAAGCAACATCTGAAGAACAGATAATGATATTACCTTTTCCACGTCTTGTTTCTTGTGCGATTACGTTGGCGTCTCTCTCAACTTGGAACATTAAACCTTTGAATTTTTCTACTGACCATCTTCCGTTGGAATCAGTATCTAAATCAAAAGTACCTGCAGTTGTAGTATTTACACCTGCACCTTTTTTAGCTTTTTCATAAATTGTTCTTACTACTTCTCTGTTGATTTCCGCAAGGATCTCAGCAGATAAGATGTTAGCCAATTCAGTTTCAGCGTCTAAACCGTGGATTGCTTTTAAGTCTTGAGCAAGTTCCATTGTGTATTCTGCTTTTAACTGTCTAGTTTTAGCAGTAACAGTGGACTTTTCAATACTGAAAGCCATCTCAGCGAATGATGAACTTGCTTCAGCAGTTGCTGTTGCAATACCAGTACCAGCTGTTACACTAGTTGTAGTATCGTTCATTAAACCTGGGTTTAGGGCAGCTGTACTATGAGTACCAGTTCCAGAGAAATCTGAATCTGCTTCATTGAATAGCGCTTCTGTGCCTGAGTTTGAAGTAAATCTGCTCTTCATTGCGAAGATAAGACCAGTTGGACCAGTCATTGGTTGTACACCACAGATGTCGTATGCTATAAGGTTAGGCATAGCTCTTCTCACGAGTGAGATTAGGATTGGATCCCAATTTGCTACAGCGCTGTCACCAGTCACGTTTGCAATCTCACCCAAGAATGCTTTGTCTTCTCTAGCAGCTTTTTCTTGGTTTTCCAGGATAACAGCTGTTACGGCTTTCTTGTACGGGTTTTCTATTTTTGGTAAATCACCATGCTCAAGAACCGGAGACCATTTTTCCTGTAAGTTTTGTGAATTAAACATTATGTTTATCTCTCCTATTTCTTATTATTTGTTGTAGATATCTCTACTTTGTCCCCTACTGATTGCAGCCGTATAACGAGACATTGTATCCGTCATGTCCATTACTGTGTTACTATCATTAGAATTTTGTTGAACTGTATCAACATTTTCAGTTGATTCAGGTGCTTTCGCTTGTCCAAAATAGCTTTCTTTTATAGTAGCTAATTTTTTAGAGTATGCGTCAGCATTTTCGAAAGTTACGTCTTCTACTAAAGATTTAATCTTTTCTTTTTCTGTATCAGCTAATCCCTCTACAGCACTTTCAAAGATTTCGTCTTTTGTGTATCCTTCGATTGTCTTTTTGTCATCAATAGACTTCTCTGTCATTTCATTGATTTTAGCTTTCATTTCTTCAAGCTCTTTTTCTTTTGCTTCCAGAACGTCATATTTTTCATCTGGAACATCAATGTAATGATCTTCGAATAATTGTTTTAGTCCACCAATAAAGTCTTCAGCGATTTCTCCCTTAATACCTTTTTCGATTGCTAATTCATTATCTGCCATCCATTGCTCAACAACATAGTTCAGGTAGTTGTCAACTTTAGTAGTTAACTCTTCCTTAGTAGTTGCTTTTGCTTCGTCTAGTTCACTTGCGTATTCACCCTCTAATCTTTCGATTTCAGATTTTACTTTAGACTTAACAGCAGCTTCGAAGATTGTAGCAGCCTTTGTTTTAAACTCTTCGGATAAAGAACTATCTCCAGAAACCAAAGCGTTAACATCATCGCTTACATCAATAGATTTTACTCTTTGATCTACAGCTTCTTTGTTTACTTTTTTGCTTTCTTCTTTTTCGTCTTCATCTTCTTTGTCATCGCTGCCATTCATAGCAGCCATCATTTTTTTGTAAGAGGACATAATGTCAGATTTCTTCATCTTGTTCATGCTGTCATACATTGCCTGTATCATACCAGACTTTGTTTTTGGCATTTCCATGATTTCGTCTTCGTCTTTATCGTCTTCTTTCTCGTCTTCTTTTTCTGCGTCAGCGTCTTCTTTGACTTTCGCCATTGGTTCTGCTGCTGCGGCACCTTTAGTAGGAGCAGATGAGTCTTTTTTTACTTTGTCTTTAGCTTTATCTTGTCCAACTTTATCAGTTGGAGAAGTTACTGCTGGACCAAGATCCTCATAGTCGCCTGCCTTTTGCATTGGGTCTGATTTACCAGCCCCCGCTTTTGGAGCGTCTGCGCCCTTAGGAGCTTCAGAAACGATTTCTTGTTCGTTTTTGATTTCTGTAGCCATTTGTATTTACTCTCCTAATTTGATATCAAATTTTTGCGTATAACTATTTATTATTTTGTGAGTTTCTGTAAGAACCTATCAAAAGCTACTGCTTCTGCCATTGCCTTACGCTCTCTAGTTTCACGCTCAATTTGTTGTTTAATTTCGAAAACATCTTGTTCCTTAATGATTCCGTTGTCCCAAACCCATTCTTTACCTTCCATTACGCCATTGACGAATGCTTGAGGTGCGGATGGATCTGCAACGATATCGGCTGCAGTTGCCAAGTAAAAATCACTTTTTACATAGTTAGTACCGCCTTTATTCTCTAGAGAACCCATGCCTCTAGAAGAAACGCCTAGTTGTGCGCCTTCATCTATAAGAGATTTCACTATCTTACCATAAGGTGTATCAGTAATTTTTGCTTCGCCGATGTAATTACCTTTATTATCACCCTCTAGTTTAGTTATGATATGTGATACTCTTTCTAAATTAACAGTTGGTCCGTCAGGATGTCCTAACTCACCAAATGCTCTTTTGCGCTGTACAAATTCTTTATTGTACCTATTAACTTCTTTCTCTAATACTTCCTGTGGGTAAACACGACCATTTCTGTTCTTAATGTTTGCCTGCATGAAAATACCTTTGATTTTATGAGACCTTTTACCGTTATCATCGGCTTCAACGATATATTGTGCCTCGTTTATTTCTTCTCTAATAAGTTTCATGTTGCGTATTTCCCTTTATTCTATTTATCTAGTTTGACCAGAATTTTCATAACCCTTTGTTTTTGCTACTTCTAAGATAAAAGTACCTGTAGCAGCACTTGCGTTAGTGATAACTATATCACCAGTTACACTTGCACTTTCTGGATTTGTTATCATTGGTTGTTTACCATGAAAACCATACTCACCAGAACCGTGTACTGATATTGCGTGATCATTTGTACCTGCGTCAAATAAAAATGCTACATCACTTGTTGCTGCTGTTGTATTCCATTTAATACTTCTAATGTCTAATGTTGGGTTAGACGAGTGACCTCTTAATGTTGAAGCGTCTATCACTTGTACTGCGTCATTTGTTGCGTTGTTGATTTCAAACATTACGACATGGCGTGTGCCACTATCTACCAATGTTCTTTTGTTTACTACTGCCATTTTTACTCTCCTTTATATGGTTAGACCTGTTTCTTTTTCGAAATAGGTTTCAATATCTTTTGGTTGTATTCTATGTTTCTTTGCTACTTGTTGTAGTATTCTAGGAAACATAGTTAAAACCTTTTGTGGTGTCTTCGCCATCATGCCGAAAACATCATCCACTGCCTTTTTGGCCTTAGGCGCCAATTTGCGATAATTAAGAGAACGTTTGTGTTCGTCCTTCTCTTTAATTGTCAATCTCAACTGGTTCAGCGTCAGCGCCATCATTTGCCTCTGGTTCTTTGTTCATGATAGTGCCCGCCAAGTCTTTTCTCTTTGCGTCTAACTCACCACCAACTTTGTCTGCTAATGCAGCCTTAATACTTTTTTCTGCTTCAATGTTATCGCCTGTGTCTAAAGCGTTTATCATTGCTTTTGTATCATCTATACTCATTATTCTCCTTCTTCACCTGGACCTTGATATAATCCAGCTTCTATTTCACTTGCTATTTTTTCTTGTTGTTCTATAACTTCAGCCTCTGACATTTTAAGTATTCGTTTCATCATATAATCTCTTGACAATACTGTACCTAACATACCAGATTCTTTAACGTTACGATATGTTTCCATACGATCTTTAAACATTTCACTTTCTTTAATTTCAGCAAAATATCCATCGTTAACATATTCATATTTAATTGTTTGACTTAATGTTGCGTCCCAATCCTCGATAGTTACTACACCTTTGAGAACTAGTTGTGTTTTAAGTAAGTCATGGAATAAAGTGTTAAATCTATTTCTTAATCTACTAATAAACTTTGTAAATTTAATCTCATCTCTACTTACCTCTGTTGAACGACCTAATTGTAAACCACCACCAGCTTCGCTGTCTAATCTACTATATGGTACATTCAATGATTGAAACAATTTCTTTTGAAAATACTTAATGTCATCTATCTCACCAAGATTTGATCCACCTGGTAAAGTAGTAATCTCTGTACCTCTACCACCTTCTCGTCTTGGTAGCCAGAAATCTTCTAACATAGACATATATTGTCTATCGTCTCGTACCTCACCTGTTGCGGCGTCATATACAAGTTTGTTTCTATATCTGTTCATTACATCTTTAAGGTATTGCTCTGCTTTTACTTTAGGCAAATTACCTACATCAATGTAAAAAATTCTTCTTTCAGGTGCTCTTGATATACGATAGATAACAACACTATCCTCAATCATTCGCAACTGATTAACTGGTTTAATTGCCTTATGTAAATAAGACAATATTAAATTCTTTTGTTGATCTACTAAACCACTAGGACAATATGCGATAGCGTCTTTAGTTATCTTTAGTCCTGTTGTTGCACTTGCGCCAGGTTGTACACCTTTTTCATTGTAAATAAAGAACTCATCAAATTCAACGCTTTGAGGTCTCTTTGGATCTTTTGGTGCAAACTCATTACCTGGTTTGTTTTTAGCTGCTCTTACTTTTTTGATTTTTCTAGGATCAATATATCGTAACTCTGTAAGACCTAACTGTGTGTTTTTTGGGTCTATTAATTTATGATATACAATACGACCATCAACATACCAACGTCTGAATATGTCATGACCTTTTTGTTCAAATTCTAAAAGACTTACTACGTTCTTAAATTCATCTGATATTCTTTTTTTAATAGATGTTGAGAACGGAACCTTATTTAAGTTTAGACGGACAACCTCTTGGTTATCATCTACAACCACGGCCTCATTAATAATATCTTCAATCGCCATATCACACTCTGGGTGCATAGCAATTTCTCTATATCGTCTAATTAAGTCCGATTCATTATTTACTTTTCCTTCGATATCAAGATAGGTTCCAAAGTGACCACCACCCATAATTGTTTGTGTACCGTCATCACTTGATGGTGCGGTAAACTGTTGACTATTGGGTTTAGCCTCTTTTCGTTTGATTTCGAAACCAAATATTTCTGCCACTACTTTTCTCCTTTATACTATATTATTTAGGGCGCCTCGAAAGACGCCCTATTTCAACTTTATGTTGTAGTGTTTGATTCCCAGTATTGGTATCTCCAAGTACATTCAAATGTTTCAAGTGTTGTTGCCTGTTCCATAGTTAGATCAACTTGACCTATTATAGTAGGGTACATACCTCTGAAAGTGTAAGACTTGATTGTATTACCGTTTCTATCTAAATGGTCGACAAATGCGTCCACTTGATAATCAGTAGGATTTACAAGTCCTTCATTATCTGAATGGTTGTTTATACCGTTTGACCATCTTTCAATAGCATTTCTGATTAAAAAATCAGTATCGTTAATGATAGTAGTAGTCCAAGTTTGGAATGTTCTATCACCTGCCATGTAAATAGGTCTGCCACGGAAGTTTACAGTTAATTCACCAATTTCACTTGATGGTAAGTTAGTAGCAGAGCATAAAAATGCCATACTTTCTGTTTCACCACCAACTGCTGCGTAACCAGGGAACGGAAGAGTTACTTTAAACTGATTGTTTCTAGCACCTCCGCCTTTTAATTTAGAAACAAAATCTGTTATATTAGCCATTTTTTATCTCCTATGCCCCAGCGACTTCACTAAACGATACACCACTTCTAGTAGCAATAAAGTTTAGTTTGATGAAGTTAATTGAACGATTTGGTTTGACAAAAATGTCAGCCACAAATTCGTTTCTATCAATTACTTCCGCTGTGTTGTTTGTTTCATCACAGACTACTGAGAAGTCTGTAATACCACGTCTGCCTTGTACGTCTCTAAGGAATGGCTCAATCAAGTTTCTAAATTGTGCTCTAGTGAACTCATCATTGAACTCAAAGAGTTGAAATTTAGCTGCTGTTGATACTGCTTTTTCCATAGTTATGAATAAACGTCTTACATTTATTCTATTAAACGCACTTGGTTTAGTTAATGCCGTTTTATCGCCAAATAACAATGTACCTTGACCAGGGAATGTCACAACAGGATTTACTCTTGCTTTATACAAGTCATCCCTTTGTGTCTGGTTAGGGTTAAATGCTAATTTTACAGCACCTCTGATTTGTCCTCTACTGAATCCAGCAGGTGAATACCAAGGGTCTGCAACGATATCTGTTCTTGCAGCTAATCCTGCGATATCACCGTTTAATGGTACATATCTGTATATGTCATTGTACTTGTCGTACATATACTTATAACCACTATCAATGACAGCGTAAGAAGAACTAGAAAGCGCATCAGCAAATGCTTTTACGTTTGCTGTTTGCGATATCGGATCTGATACATTTACTACATCTGCTCTCGCAGGTGAGATAAATGCTACAACATCTTTTCTACTTTCTGCAACATCAATTACTTTAGTTGCATGAGTGACGCCAGTTGCGTCTGTAGCAGGTCCATCTGAAGGTCCTGCAATTAAGAAGTTGATATCTACTGTTTCTGAGTCAGCAAACTTATCGTATGCTAATGCCATTTCGCCTAAAGTTGGAGCGTTGTCGTCTGTTCCACCGGAAAGACTTGCTTTAAACACAGTTAAACCCGCAGTTCCTTGATTATCAAAAGCTACTGCCGCCTTAGTGGTTGCATTTAACTTAGGTGATCCTGCATTTGCTAAAGTTGATTCATGATCCATCCAGTAAATGAACTCACTTGATCTGTAAAGTACATCTACATAATAGTTTGAATTACCTTGAGCGTCTTTTGCGTCAGAAGCTTGTGAAACACCTTCAAATGTTTCTAGAATTGAACCAGCAGTACCTGTGATACCGCCATCTTCATCTACAACAGCAATGTGTAATTCGTCATTCGAAGCACCTGCTGCAGTTGCGTCATCAGTAGTTGTTGGTGCGTTAGAAAAATTGAAATAATATTCCCAATGTCTTCTAACATGTGCGTTGTTTGCTACTGCATGTCTTAATCCGCCCGTTTCTGTTTTACCAGAAGCAGGATCAAATCTTGATATTGATAATACATGAGTTGCAATTGCTGTTACTTTGTAGTAACTACCTGATGGAGCAGCAGTGAAATTTCCACTGATATCTCCAAACTCTATTACGTCACCAACTTGTACACCTGTACCTGCGTCTACTGTTATGGTAGTGTCGCCAATTTCCGCTGTTGCGTCATTGACCAAATTACTACCGCCTAGTAAACTTTGATACGCTGTTGAGTTAGTACACATAGAGACTTTTAGGTTGTTACCCGCTGTTCCAGCTTCTCTTGCGATCCATGATCCTATGGATCCTGAACCGTCTGAATAGTTGTCTAAGTAATCAGTTGTATTTTTAATCTGTAATCCTGAACCGCCTGAGGCAGCATTCAGATTACCAGTTACAGCTCTGACCACTCGTAAAGCATTTCCGTACTGCAAAAAGTTGGTTGCGCTAAAAAAATATTCGAAAGTGTTAGCATCTGGTTTCCCAAAAACTCTAACATATTCGGATTCACTTGAAACCGTAGTGATTTCATCCATCGGCCCTTTCTCACTAACCACGCCTATTGCACCTATTGATGTAGATACAGCAGGGATTACGTTAGTAAGGTCCTTTTCCGTAACAAGAACGCCTGGTGATACTAAAAAAGCCATCTTGTTTTCTCCTTTGAGTGTTTAAATTTTAATATTAAAATCTTACTGAAACTATTTATAAAATACAAGATTTAGTAACCTCGTTTGACTTTTACTGGCGACCAAGTGGTGCCATATGGGTCTTTATATGTTTCGGGTTCATCTAATCCATCATTTATGAATCCAAAAGGTGCCATGTCTTGATCTAACATATCTTGTTGTTCATCTACAAGTCTAGCACGAATATCTTGATCTGTTAATTCTTTAAAATATGTCTGATTAGATAACCATGCAAACATAACTAAACAAGTGACCAAATCATCGCTAGATCCTTCCTCTGCTTCATACTTATCTTTTCCTTTTAAAATGTAAGTTGATAATTCTGCAATGATATCAAAATCTTGTACAATCATTTTATCATGTTCAAGTAATGCTTTTAAATTAGAACATCCTATTTTCTTTGTTGCCTTTGTTGTTCGTAAACCTAATTGTGATTGTTTACCACTAAAACCTGTTCCTGCAATTTGTCCTGAACGACCTCTTTGATTGACCATAATAAGATTATCATACTCTAAATCGTATTGCATTGTATCTGCTACTTGACCACCAATATCATTTACTTCAATTAACACCTCTGCTGTATTATAACTTGTTGCAATCTTATGAATAATTTGTGGAAAAACTAATGGTTTGATTTCATTGTTTTTATATTTTGCTACAATTTTATATGGTATACTTGTTGCGTCTGTTACAACGAAAGCGCTGTAATCATTTATTGTTCCTCTTGCAACATCAACTGTCATAACATACCTGTGATCTTTTTTTGGCATTTCATAAACATCTAAACCTGCGTTAGATTGTTGAGGTATAATATGAGACATTGTTCTTAGTTTTGCACTATTGATAAGTGTGTCAACACTACCTAAAAACTCACATTCAAACTCTGTTCTAAATTGTTGTTCACTTGTATTCTTTATTGTTTCATCTTTCCATTTCTCATCACGACCAGGTACCTCTGACCAATGCACCTCAATAGGTTTATAACTATTGCGTTCATGTATTGCGTCATTCCACATTTTATAAAACATATTCATACCATGTGGTGTAGATACAATCATAACTTTAGATGATGTACCAGAAGATATTGTAGGATATACTGAACTAAAAAATTGTTCTGCAATATTGTTTGGTACGTAAGCAAACTCATCCAAAAATATTACATTATAAGAACCACCACGAACAGCACTTGATGATGTTGCAGCTGCAAGTATTCTACTACCGTTTTCTAATTCTAAACTACCTTTGTTCCAATTTATTATACCTTGTTGTAACCACTTAGGCAAATTTTCATATGCAAGTTGTAGTCGACCTAATAAGTCTCTAGCAATTGCAGCTTTGTTTGCAAGTATAGCTATGTTTACATTAGGATTAAATATGGCGTAGTGTAATAGGTATGCAATAATTGTTGTTGACTTACCTGTTTGTCTTGGTAACTTACATATACTAAAACGATTGTTATGAAATGTGTCTACCATTTCTTTTTGAAAGTTATATAACTTAAATGGTTGTAGTCCATGATCAAGCGTTACTATTTGAATATAGTTAGCAATAAAGTAAATAGGGTTTTCTTGACAACGCAAAAATTCCTCTACTTGCTTTTTGGTAAATCTTACTTTTTGATTTGCCGCTTTTAAATTGGGGTTACCTAGATATGTCTTTTCCATTTTTCTTTATCAATTTTTGTAATTCTGCCGTTGACCCAACAAATAAATTATTCTCTACTTTATTAGGTGCCTTTACAACCTCATCATTTACTTTTTTCATTTTCATTTGTAACTCTAAAAGTTTTTCAGTTACTTCACCTACATTCTTAATTAGCGTTCCTGCTACTTCATATGCTCGTGGGTGGTCTGTGTCTTTTGCCAATTGCACAATACCCTCTATGGCGTCTTGTCCTCTTTCAACAAGACTATAAAGATTTTCTCGACTATACTTGTAGTCGCTATCTATATCCTCTTTTTCTTTAGGACGTGGTATAACTGGTTTATTCTCAACAGGTACGACATCTTTTTTTGTAATGTCTAGTATCTCGTTGAGTTTATCCTCAACCCTTTTCATTAACTATCTACGTCTGTGCCAGTTGCAGGATCGTATTCTTTAGTATCCTGAAAGAAAGAACGTTCTTCATTAAACCCAAAGTTATCGTCAGCGTCTGCTGATGTTGGATTAGGTTGTACAACATATCTTTGCTCTCTTTTTGCAACAGCAGTATTTGTATCAGAGTATTGATCAACTTGAACTCTCTTAATAACTTTATTACTTGTTACTGGACCATATAGATACATTTTTGCTGTAAAGCTTAAAGTGTACATAATAACTCGTCTTTCAGTAAATGTGCCATCATAACTATCTTCATATGATACATCACCTAAAACAATAGGCACGTCTCTTACTACTTCTAATTGGGGCATAACATTTAACGTTATAGTATAGTCTGGTTGAAACATTGGTAGTATTTGTTCTACTACTTGTAATGCGTCTTCACTATTTTTTGCCATAGCAAATAAATTAAAACCAACATTATAAGGAACAGGCATATAAGAATTTTGTAATGACTTACTATCTGCACCTTTTACTTTTTTAAATTTTTGTATTCTATTTAATTTTCTTCCTGGGTCATATGATAAGGTTGTCATTTCAAAACCAATACGAGGTAATGTTAATGCTGTTGTTGTTGTAGTTTCTGCTGTTCTAGCAGAATCCTGATCTATACGAGTTAAGAATTTTTGTTTTGGTCCATAGGCCAAAGGTACTTTCATTTTTTGTATTGTTTTACCTGAACTGTTTTTACGATAAACGTAAATGTCATTGAATAAAGTACCAAATGCAACAACGGTCTTTCTAATCAATTCATGGTATTGTGCGTCTTTAAACATTATATCTCCTAATTACTTGGATCGCCAAATGGATTTTTTTCTGTGAAATCAAAGATGTCGTTGTCTGGGTCGAAATCATCAAGTCCTGCAGCTGCGTCAAAAGCAGAATTATCTCCACCAATTGGATCCGTTGCCATATTTTCTGTTGCGGCGTCTTCTAATAATATATATTCGATATAATTTGGATCATCTTCGTATATAATATTATCGCCATCTGTTTCATCTACTAAGTATTCACCTGCTTCAGTTAATACTGCTTCTACATCACCAGTTATGCTTTCTGAAACTAAAGCACCAGATGAAGTGGTACCTATCTCTAATGATATTTGGTTTTCTAATACATCCATTGAGACTGAATCCAAACGACTATCAATATCACCGACACCTGTTTCAACGCTTTCTGAAGCGTATTCCCACATAGAACATTTAAGTTTAAATATAGGAAGATCGTTAATTTGATACATTGGATCTTCGTCTTCAACAAAATCAATTTGGAAAAACTTTTTAAATCTTTCCAACCATACAATATCACCTTCTCTTGGTCTATTGATTGAAAGAGTGTTTGATGTATTGTCAACCAATACTTCAAATGTACGTCTTGCAACAACCAAAGTTAATTCGTCTCTTACCTCTAAACCAAACTTACCAACAAGATCACCTTGACCAGCAAAGCCATTTACATCTTCTACATACATTTCAATAGAGTATGCGTCTGTAAATTTATCTGTGGTATTTCCTAATATACTATCTTTAGTTATTTCTTCTCTTGGTAAATAATAGGTATCTTGCCCATAGATTTTTAATTGTTCTATGATTAAATCTTCGTAAAGATTTTTTTCTGCGTGAGTTCCATGGCTGAAATAAGTATTTCTCATGGCCTACCCTATCATATAGTGTGGAGGTAATTCGTATGCTAATTGTATCTGTTCTTCAAGTCTATTAATTTCTTCTTGAGCTTGTGTATAAATTTGTTCGCCGTTCATTTGAACACCACCTAACATAGCTACACCTTGAAACTTAGAAAGATTTTGACCCCATTGTTTTTTAACTAATTGTATAAGATATTTTTTTAAAAAGATATCATCAAATACATCGCTGTAATTTGAACCATCTAATTTACGATAACATTCTATAAGCATAAAGTCACCGGCGTCAACATCATTTTTCCAATCCATGTCAACATACAATCTATTAGTGTGTGCATTAAATCTAACAGGTCTTTCACCAGTAAGAATATGATCTAATAAATCTAAATGTCTTAGTGTCATATCGTAATGAATAATACTTGTAGATGAAAAATCATATAAATCGTTTAATCTTAATTGATATCGTACATCAAACAAGTTTAATGCAGCTTTATCTGTGAAAGGAAATACTTGAACTACGGACATAACATTAGAAGGCATGGGTATATAATTTTTACCTTCTTTAAAAATTGCTGTAACTGAGGAATCTCTTACATCTGTAACAGTAGGTAAAGTTTCATTACTTCTTGCTCTTACAATATCGTCTGCTGTGACTTGATATTTAAGATACATTCTTTCAACACCATCGTAATGATATTGAGCAAAGTATTGTAATGCTTCGTCTATTCTATCCTCTACTTGATCGTCTTCTACATTTATCTCAACAACAGGTTTGCCTAATGCTCTTAGACAATATTGTTTGAGTGTTTCTCTTGTAGTTATTGGGTTATTTTGTGCCATGTTATAGTCCTTATTAGACTATTTATATTAACCTAGCGCTATGGCTTGTGCAATAGCAAATGCTGGTGTTGTTTTTGTGTCTAATTGTGTTTGAATATTCTCTGATACACCGTCAAGATGACCTATTTCAGTTGACGTAACCACACTTACAGATACATCACCACTACCATCAGATACTAATGCTCTGCCGTTAGTTAAGTTTGCCATCTTACTAAATGCAATTGCAGCACCAGATTTAATGTCTGCATTTACGATATTTGTAATTGTATTGTTATCGCTATCAATACTTTTATTTGTTAATGTATCAGTTGTTGCTTTACCTACTAAAGTATCAGTTGCGTTAGGTAGTGATACTGTTCTATCAGCAGTTGGATCAACGGTTGTTAAAGTTGTTTCAAAACTATCGTTTGTTGCACCCTCAAAAATCATTACAGCGTCTTCGAGTAAAGTTAATGATGTGCCAACAGTTCCTGTATTAATAACAGGACTTGTAAGAGTTTTATTTGTTAATGTGTTAGAACCTGCTAGGGTTGCAAAACTATCACTTTGTAATGCACTATTAAATTCTGATACTGAACCTGTTAGTGTATTTGTTTGTAAATCAATACTTTTGTTTGTTAATGTGTCTGTTGTTGCTTTACCTACTAGTGTGTCAGTTGCATTTGGTATTGTTACAGTACGATCAGCAGTTGGATCTGTAATTGCAAGAGTTGTTTCAAAACTGTTTGCTGTACTACCTTCAAATACAATGTTTTGTGAGAAGATACCTGCTGATGTAACCTCTGCTAAGTTACCTGTTGTAATAACTGTACCAGATACGTTAGGTAAAGTAATTGTTCTATCTGCCGTTGGGTCTGTTACAGCAATTGTAGTTTCAAAACTATCTGCTGTACTACCTTCAAATACAATAGTTGGACTATTGATTGTGGGTGAATTAATTGTAGGACTTGTTAAAGTCTTATTTGTTAATGTATCTGTTGTTGCCTTACCTACTAGTGTGTCTGTTGCATTAGGAAACGTAATTGTTCTATCTGCTGTAGGATCTGTTACTGCTAATGTTGTTTCAAAACTATCTGCTGTTGAACCTTCAAATATAATAGTAGGAGTTACTAATGTTTTGTTTGTAACAGTTGCTGTTGAAGTTGTTGATAATAAAACACCATCATCACCAGATGGTAATGTAAGAGTATTATCTGCTGCTTGAGCGTGTGGTGCGCCTATGAGTGTTTGTGCATGTGCATTTGAACTCTCACAATAAAATAAAATTTTTGAAGCAGTACCACCATTTTTTAAATCAATAACACCAGTATCAATACTAACGTTACCATCAATTACAACCTTACCTGTACCATGTGGTGTTAATGCAATGTTTCTATTTGAAGCAGTAGTAACAATAGCACTTGTCTCTACATCTAAGTTACCACCTAAACTTGGAGAACTATCGTCTGCAACATTTGATAAACCTGCACCTGCAGCTGAACTTACTGAGGTAAATGAAAGATTACCTGAACCGTCTGTAATTAAAACTTGATTTGCGTCACCGTCAGTATTAGGTAAAACAAAACTTATATTGCCTGCTATTTGAGGCGACACTATTGAAATTGAATGTGAACCATCAGATGGATCGTATAATTTTATACCTGCACTTGATATTGTTCCTTTTGTAATAGTTAAATTGCCTGAAGATGAACTATTGAATGAACCTGTACCAAACGTAAATTCGTCAGCACTTTCATCAAAGCCCATAAAGATATTTGCACTACTACCTCTTTCACCCACTATACCTATATCGCCAGAAGGCGTACCACTTGTACCAGTTGCTAATTCAATTATTTTATCTGTAATAGTTGTATTAGTTGAAGATACGGATGTTGTTGTACCACTAACAGTAAGATTTCCTGATACTGTTAGATTACCAGCAATTGTTGGATTATCTACAATACCTATTGTTACTGTACCTGAACTTTCTGCTACAGTTGTTTCATTTGAAACAGCAGAAAAAGTTACTGTACCACCTAAAGAAACAGCACTTGTATTAGAACCATCTGAAACTGTGATTGAAGAATTACTTAATTTTGCATTACCTATGCTACCTGCAAGTTTAGAAGCAGCAATTGAACCTCCTAACATTGTATTTGTAACTGAACCTGTATCACCAGTCGTAACAACTGTACCTGTAACATTTGG